TAATAGGGCTAGATCCAAGCCTTGGCACCGGCGGAGACATGGCAGCTATACAGGTCTTTGAAGCACCCAGCATGTTACAGGTTGCAGAGTGGCAGCACAACAAGACTCCAGTACAACGACAAATTGTTGTATTGACAGAAATTTGCCGGTACATTGCTGAAACAATAGATGACCCCACTGCTGTCTACTATAGCGTAGAGAACAATACCTTGGGTGAAGCGGCACTTGTCTGCATCAGCGAAATGGGCGAAGAAAATATCCCAGGAACCTTCCTGAGCGAACCAGCCAAGGTAGGCAATGTACGCCGCTATCGCAAGGGCTTTGCTACCACCAACAAGAGCAAGCTAGCCACTTGTGCCAAGCTAAAAAGTCTAGTAGAATCCGACCGCATTACACTACACAGTAAGAACCTCATCAGCGAACTAAAGAGCTTTGTTGCCAACGGTGCCGCCTTTGCTGCCAAACAAGGCGAAACAGACGATCTTGTCATGGCTTTAATTCTAATTGTACGCATGGTGCAGGTTTTAAAGCAGTACAACGAAGAATTAGACGACCACGTCAGCGACAGCATGGACCATAGCATGGAACCAATGCCCTTCATAATGATGACCAGTTAGTATAAATACACTTATGCCATTACCAACAGAAAACAGCAGTAGCGACCTTTTTGAGTACATTAGAGCTCAGTTCGAAATGGACGAAACCATGGACGAAGCAGGGCAACCTACGGACGATCCTAGTGCAATGAAGTTGTTTAGCTTTGATTACACCACCCCACATGGCGTCAACCTGGGCAATGTAGTGATTAGTCTACTAGACGATGGCGAAAGCACACAGAGTTTAAAAGTCTACTACAGCAAAGACATCAGCAATTTAGGTGAAGATGATGCACTCAAGCACTTTCACAAGTTCTTGCATCAACTACGACTATTTGCCAAGAGCCGTATGTTGGGTTTTGACATTCGCGACATTGCCAAAAGCAGATTACAGCGCAATGACATTGTGTCCCTGACACGTGACAGTCGTATGACAGAAAGCCGTTTTAGCACCATCAACGGTACCAGTAAAATCAGTGTGCAGACATTAGAAAGTGTTCGCATACGTATTCACCATAGCGAAAAAATTGACGAAACACAACGTGGCGCACGTACTCGTAAAATTGATCGCATCTACATGGAGAATGCCCTCGGTGAACGTTTCCTAATGCCTTTTACCAGTCTTAAAGGCGCTCGAGCAATGGCAGAACACATGCGCCAGGGCGGAGCACCACACGACAACATTGGCAGTGGAATAACTAACTTGGTGGTTGAAGCCAGAGAACTTGGCAAGTTTGTTCGTAGAACTCGTAACAGAGTATATGAGTCAGACAGAGCCATGACCATGGTAGAGACAGCTAAGAATCGATATTTTGAAGTTAAAAAACAGTTAGAGCGTATGGCGGGACCCAAGGGCTATGCTCTTTACCGCAACGACCTAACTGAAAGAGTTGAGATCCTTGAAACAGAAGACCTATCCCAGGAATTCCAAACAAGGAACTATGATAATCAGCTGGACACCAGCTTACCTTATGTTTGGAGAGCATATCAAATGTCACGTACAATTAAAGAATTCCAGGATTTTAAATCTTGGGTAAATGAAACCATGCAGGAAGCCACTGTCCAAGTTGCTGATCCTAAAGACCTACCGGCTGCTATGGCAGCAGCCAAGAATGATAAAGAAGCTGTGATCACCCTAGGTGAAGCAGAGCAAGAAGGTGTACAAACCTTTGAAAACTTTATCATGGCAGCGCAAGGTGCCAAAGACAAAGGTGCTAGCCACTTCAAGTACAACGGTAAGACTTATCCTGTACAGATCAGCAAAAAAGTTGCTGACGAGATCAAAGAAGAAATCATGGCTGAATACCGTAAGAAGAAGCAAGCTGACGCTCCTGTTTCCTCTTTTGGTGATGAGGACAGCGAAGAAGATGACTACGCCAGCGATGCCAAGTACGCACGTCGTAGCAAGGTCCCAACAGTTGATCCAGATTTTGACGATCTAGACAATGATGAATTGGATCGTATGTTGAGCCTTTCCGGCATCGACACACGTCATGACCATAATCGCGATGACTACTATGAAGAAAACACAGCACACATGCATGAAGCCAAAGACGAAGAATTAGAAGAAGCCGAAGAGGCCAATTGCAACGAATGTGGCATGATGGAAAGCAAGTGCGAGTGCCCACCAGAGGAAGTCAATGAAGGCGACCTGGCCCTGGAAGAACTCAAGCGTATGCTACGCAAGTAAAAATCTGTTTTTAACATTTTGGAAAGGTTGAGGAGAAATTCTCAACCTTTTTCCTTGCATGATAAATAAAAGTGTAGTACAGTAGTAACTGTGCTACACATAGGCACATATCATGGCATTAACAAGGAGAAAACCATTATGGCAACTTTAGCTGAAATTAGAGCAAGACTGCAACAGCAGGAAAACAAAGGTGGGCAATCCACCGGTGGTGGCGACAAAGCCATTTACCCACATTGGAACATTGAAGAAGGACAAAGCGTCAAAGTCCGGTTCCTACCAGACGCAAATCAGAAAAACACATTCTTTTGGGTTGAACGAGCAATGATCAAGTTGCCATTCGCCGGCATCAAGGGTGAGCACGACAGTAAGCCTGTTGTTGTTCAAGTCCCTTGTGTAGAGATGTGGGGTGAAGCCTGCCCAGTGTTGGCAGAAGTACGTCCATGGTTCAAGGACAAGAGCCTGGAAGAAATGGGTCGTAAGTACTGGAAAAAGCGTAGTTACATCATGCAGGGCTTCGTTCGTGAGAACCCCTTGAGCAATGATGAAACTCCCGAGAATCCGATTCGTCGATTCATCATGGGTCCGCAGATCTTCAACATCATCAAGGCAGCACTGCTGGATCCTGATATGGAAGAAATGCCAACTGACTTCCAGAACGGCCTGGACTTTGTTATTACAAAGACCAGCAAGGGTGGTTATGCAGACTACAGCACCAGCAAATGGAGCCGTAAGGAAAGTGCATTGAATGAAAACGAGTTGACGGCAATTGAAGCCAACCAACTGTTTGATCTCAACGAGTTCCTGCCTAAAAAGCCAGGCGCTGTTGAGCTCAAGGTTATCAAAGAGATGTTTGAAGCATCTGTAGATGGCCAGCCGTACGATCCAGATCGTTGGGCACAGTACTTTAAGCCTGCGGGCTTTAAGGGTGGTTCATCTGATGCCGCAGTTGATGAGGATGCAGCCGCACCACGTGCAGCCGCACCGGTTGCTCGCCCTGCTCCTACAGTGGCTAGCAAGCCAGTAGATGATACTCCTCCGTTTGACGTTGACGAAGCACCACCGGTTGCGTCCGCACCGGTTGAAGCACCCAAGGCATCCAGCCAGCGAGCTGAAGATATCTTGGCAATGATTCGCAATCGTCAAAAGTAAAACGGCTGAGCCGGTAGGCACAGAACATCGAAGCGCCAGATTGATAAACTGACACGCCCAGGTGCTTACCGGCTTCTTTTTCTATTAGGAGCATTCAATATGGCAAAACCATTCGATCTAAGTAAGTTTCGAAAAACACTAACAAAAAGCATTGACGGACTGAGTTTCGGTTTCAATGATCCCACTGACTGGGTTAGCACAGGCAACTACGCCTTGAACTATCTAATCAGCGGAGACTTTAGCAAGGGCATTCCTCTTGGTAAGGTAACTGTATTTGCTGGCGAGTCAGGCGCTGGCAAGAGCTACATCTGTTCTGGTAACATTGTGCGTCATGCACAAGAGCAGGGCATTTATCCCATCCTGATTGACACAGAGAACGCACTTGACGAAGCTTGGCTTCATGCACTAGGCGTTGATACCTCAGAAGATAAACTTCTTAAACTTAACATGGCTATGATCGATGACGTGGCCAAGATGATCAGTGAGTTTGTCAAAGAGTACAGAACATTGCCAGAGGACCAGCGTCCCAAGGTCCTGTTTGTGCTGGACAGCCTGGGCATGATGTTGACTCCCACAGACGTCAACCAGTTTGAAGCCGGTGACATGAAAGGTGACATGGGTCGTAAGCCTAAGGCACTGACTGCACTTGTTCGTAACTGCGTTAACATGTTTGGTAATCTAAACCTTGGCTTGATCTGTACTAACCACACATACGCTAGCCAAGATATGTTTGACCCAGATGACAAGATCTCAGGCGGTCAAGGCTTTATCTATGCTTCATCTATTGTTGTTGCTATGAAGAAGCTCAAGCTCAAGGAAGATGAGGACGGCAACAAGATCTCGGAAGTGCGTGGTATTCGTGCCGCTTGTAAGGTTATGAAAACACGTTACGCAAAGCCTTTTGAAAATGTGCAGGTTAAGATTCCCTACGAAACTGGCATGAATCCATACAGTGGTCTCACTGATATGTTTGAAGCCAAGAGTCTGCTAAAGAAAGAAGGCAACAGTCTTGTATACACAACTGCTGAAGGCGAGATTATCAAGAAGTTCCGCAAGGGTTGGGAACGTAATGACGATGGCTGCTTGGACGTTATCATTAAAGAATATAAGGATCGTCCCTTAGAGGTAAGTAAGCCAGAAGAAGAGATCACTGAGGAGGCTTAATTTATGACTGTTGAAATTGCAATCGAACTGTGGCGTTCAATGAAAGAATATGTTCCAGTTAAGGAACGGTTCTTGGCCGCACACCAGTTTGTTAATACAATGATTGACTTTGATTTTTCTGACAACGACATTCATAGTCTTGAAGAAGTAGACCAGTACATGGAATCTGCTGTAAAAGAGATTATGGGCGAGATGGAAGAAGATGATGACGAAGACGACTACCCTGACTACGAAGGCGACGACTAATGTCATGGTACTCAAGAGTTACAGCCGATCTGGCAGAATTGCCAGCGTTTATTGATTTCTATCAAGCAGAACTCTTGACAGCAAAGAAAGAGGTTGGCGTTCGCGGCCACGTTGAACGCAACCTTACTGACTTACCTGGTCTCACTGAGCATCGCTTTAATCAACTACAAGAGATTGAAGCGGTGCTCAACTTCCTTAACATACAGTTACGCAAGATTCGACGTAAACACTTTCAAAAGTATCTGGAAGGGTATGCTCGTGCATTAACCAGTAGAGATGCTGAAAAGTATGTTGATGGGGAAAGTGAAGTCATTGACTTTGAAACACTAATAAACGAAGTTGCACTACTGCGTAATCAATACCTGGGCATTATGAAAGGCCTTGAAAGCAAAAACTTTATGTTGGGTCACGTGGTAAGACTACGAACAGCCGGCATGGAAGACGTATCAATATCATGAGTCTATTTAAACAAGAACGCGACAGCAATGAACATAGTCTTCGTCTACTGACAGATGTCAGGGAGTACGACGACTTTATGGAAAGTATTCGTTCAGTGTGCGACATGGGCTGTGGCATGGGCCACGATATTTACTGGTGGGCCACGCAGGAAAATCGCGATGACGGCACACCCTACGACTATAAATGTTTTGGAGTTGACCAAACCAAAAGACACATTAGTCGCAACGAACATCCAAACATTACCTATGCCAAGGGCGACCAAGGCAGTTACAAACCGCCAGAGTACATTGACTTGCTGTGGAGTCATGATGCATTTCAGTATGCTCGAGATCCAGTGGCCACCATCAAGCACTGGCACAGCATTATGAATCCCGGCGGCATGGTTGTTGTAAGTGTGCCAGAAACTGCTGGCATGTTTTACAATAGATTGCGTTACAAGGTTCCATCTAACACACTGCATCATTGGAGCGCAATCAACCTGACATATTTGTTGGCCGCTGGCGGGTTTGACTGTAGTGATGGCCACTGCCTGCGAGAAGATAACTATATAACAATGGTCGCTTACAAGGGTGAACACCCTGCCAAGAGCCCATTTGACGTGGATTGGTACCAACTGGCGGAATTGGGAGTCGTAAGCCCTAGCATCGCACAATCAATTAAAACTTACGGCGAAGTACTTCAAGAGAAAATAACATGGAACTGGGTCACTGGGAAAAAAAGTTTGATGCCTTAAAGCCGTATATGGCTTTGGTAGACACTCGCGTTGGCGAGATGGCAGTGTATACACATGACAACATTGTCAGCTATGCAATTCGTCTCTACGGAGAGTATTGTCATGCAGAAATTGATGTCATGAGTAGATTCCTCAACAAAGAATCTGGCTACTTGGATGTAGGTACAAACATTGGGTATCATGCTCGTGCTGTTCAACGACAGACTGGCTGTGATGTAATGGGCTTTGAACCAAATCCAAATCACTTTGTGGTTGCTTCCTACAACTGCCAAGGCCTGCCTGTACAAATTGTCAATGCCGCGGTCGGCAATCACAGTGGTCGAACATTTATCAAGCACTTTGAACCCGACCAAGTTGAAAACTTTGGCAACATCAGCATAGTTGAAAGCGGTGGGGACGAAGTAGAGATAATCAAATTAGATCAACTTAACATTGCCAAATGTGATCTTATTAAAATTGATGTTGAGGGTTTTGAACTACAGGTGCTAGAAGGCGCAGTCACAGTGCTGGACAAGTTCAAGCCGGTGGTGTTCTATGAAGCACAAGAAGAAGACAAATGGCCTGATTGTTGGCAGTTCTTAGACGATCGTGGCTACCAACAATATTGGGTGGCCTGCCGCAACAGCCCAATTGGCGATACCTACCGCAAGCCTGCCGAACATCCCTTTGAAACAAGCGGTGTCATGAACATACTGGCAGTGCCCGGCGACAAACAACAGCCCACTGATTTCATGCCTGTTGTTAAAGGTCAGCAGTTTGCCCAAGCAATTCAACAGCATAAAAACAACATTCTACTGATCAAGCACTACTAAGTTGTTGATTTCTAAGTGGATTTTGTTGTAAAAAAACAACAAAATTCCTGGAAATTTCGGTTGACTTTTGGCTAAAACCCTGTATAATATGACACATATTAACAGTAAAGGAACCGACAATGAAAGCACTTCAAACATTCATCGACCAGAAGAATCACTGGAACAGCTTCTTCAAAGGCGAGCAGTACGAGATTGCTACTGCCGCTGGCCGTCAACGTGTTGCAGACATGATTGATGCCGCACTGAGCCCCGAAAACTTAACCTGTGATGGCGAACTGCCCCGTGCAGAAGTAAATCGTCGTTATAAAGAGCTGACTACAGCCGCTAAACAACTGAAAAAGTTGGATTCTAGCGTAAAATTCTACGAATACGACGCAGAAATTGGTTGACATTTTGGTATTTTGGTAGTATAATAAAGACTTATTAACACAAAAGGGGCTCTTGATGACTACAGTAAACTATGACAACTTTAACAGCTTCGATCTTAACGAATGCTGTGACCACTTTGACAGTGAGAAGCAGAGCAATTGGAAGAAGATCAACAAGTTCGTTGTAGCCGACGGAGCAGAGACAGGCGTGGTCCTAGAGGACGCAGGCTTTGACAGTGACGAAATTGGACAGGCAGAGTACGAGGCATTTGACGCAGGCGTTAAGTATGTCTTGACTCGTATGCAAGCGGCCTTCGAAGCCGCAGGCCTGGAACTAGAAATTAAGAGTGCCGACTTAGGTGAGGCCATGGGCTATATCCTAACCCGTGTAGATGACGACCCAGAGAGCTTTGTCAAGCGTGTGCTCAAGAAGCCCGTGTTGGTAGTTGAGGGTTGGGTCTAATTTTGGTTGACAAGTGGCAGGTTTGATGCTACACTACATACATTAACTTTTTAGGAGATCGCAATGGGTACTCGTTCACGTATTGCTGTTATGCACGGCGACAAGTGTAAGTCTGTCTACTGCCACTGGGATGGCTACTTGGCTCACAATGGCGCCATCTTGCAGGAACACTACGACAGCGCCAAAGCCAACCACCTTGTGTCGCTAGGCGACATCAGCTCGCTGGGCAAGAACATTGGCGAACAACATCCTTTCAGCAAGTTTGATGTCAAGCAAGACAACCCAGACTTTGAGAAGCTAATGGCTCTTCACGAACAGGCAGAAGCCGAAGGCTGGACCACGTTCTACGGACGTGACCGCGGCGAGCAAGGCACTGACTTTGCAGTGGACCATACCTTTGCAGAATTCCTTGAGCGTGTAGACGCCTGTGGTGGCGAGTACTACTACATCATGCGCGATGGCGTTTGGTACACTGGTTGCCCTGGCAAAGGCGATAAGATTGTGACGCTTGCAGAAGCACTTGAGTTTGACCGGCAGAACGAAGATGCGTGATGATCTAGACAAAGCTCTAGTAGAGCGATTCCCTAAGTTGTTTAGGGATCGCAATGCACCAATGAGCCAGACTTGTATGTGTTGGGGCTTTAGTCATGACGACGGATGGTACAACATCATTGATCAATTATGCGGCAACATACAGCATCACATCAATTGGAAACGTAAACAGCGGGCGGAAGCATTGTTGTATAATCGTGCGCTGAGTCGTGCTATCAAGGGTGACCGTGGACCTGCCAGTCGTTTATCTGTGTGGCAACAAACTCAGATAGAAGAGGCACTGGGCGATCCTGAGCCACAGTTAAGGACAGTGCCTGCTGTGACACATCAGGTCGTTGTGCGTCAGGTCAAAGAAAAGTTTGGTACGCTACGTTTCTACTATGACGGCGGTGACGATGTCATTGACGGTATGGTACGTATGGCAGAAAGCATGAGCGCAGTGACCTGTGAAGCATGTGGTGCTCCTGGCACCACTGGTGGGCGTGGTTGGATTACCACATTGTGTGAAACTCATAGAGCAGAACATGAGGCAAAATATGCGAAGAACAGACCAGTTCCTTGAGGACATTGACGATCTAGCCAACAGGGTGCATGACCTGCCTGTTCCTGTGCAGGCGCAAGAGCGCATTGCTGGTTTGATTGAAGAGATTGTAGACATCCTGGAAGAACAGGATCAACTTCGAAGCACTGATTGGGAGGCTTAAATGGACGAACATGATCGCGCAAATCTTGAATTTTTGCTGAACGCAGAGCCCGGTGTACTCTCGGATTGGTACGAGCAGATGGACAAAGACGACCACATGTATGCTTTAGATCTGTTGGAAGTTGCCAGGCTAGAACTGCTGGATCAAATTGTTATCACCCGCCGGGATTGTGCAGATGCACAACACCTGCTTAAAAACATTTTTAAATGAAAAAGATATACTATGAAAAAATTGGCAGACGTTACGTACCTGTTGCGGAATACGACAACAACTTTATGGACAGCTTTACAAAAGGCAATCATTTGGTTATGTGTTATCCCGGAGGCACTAGTCGTAGGTTTAATATTGATCCCGCTTATGCTCCGATGATTGCCGCGGGTCGTGTGGCCGAAGATGCTATCAGCAATGCTCTTAGAAAAGCCAGTGAAATGCGCCCACAGCGTACTCCTATTACTCCAGGACAGAAGAAGGCCTGGGAAAAGCTAGCCAAAGAACTTGGTGATGAATTATGTCCGTTGACCTATGGTAGTGCCAGAGATCATGTGGAAGCTGGTGTCAAAGCCATGCAAGAAGAAGCCAAGAAACTCATGACTCACGAAAGTGTGCGTAAGGCCTATGACCACTTTATGCTAACCGTAGAACTGTGCAAGGAGCACAAATAATGCTAGCCCCGTGGATTCAAAACGTAGCACTAAGTGATATCAAGAAAGGGTTCCATATGGACCCGGGTGTCAATGCTATGCTGATTCAGATCTGTGATCCACCCGGTGACTTTCCTACGCCGTTGTACAAGTTTAGAGAAGTGCATCAATTCCAATTCCTTGATGTAGAGGAAAAGGACGAAGTGCTTGAGGAAGCAATGAAGTGCAGTCACGAGCAGGCCGCTGAACTTGTGCGACTGCTACAACATGCTCTTGACAATCGCATGAACGTCGTTGTACACTGTCATGCAGGTGTGTGCCGTAGTGGCGCAGTCTGCGAACTTGGTGTGATGATGGGCTTTCGTGACACAGAAGGATTTCGTGCACCTAACCTGTTGGTCAAGCATCGTATGATGAAGGTATTGGGCTGGACCTACAATGAAAACGAAGTACACGATGTCTACGGTTATGTAACGGAGTCGGGGCTTATTGTCCCAAAGAAATATCAAGGAGATATCTAATGTATCTACACAAAGAAGATGTTGAAAAGATTCTGGAAATTATGAAAGACTTTCCCGATGCCTCCAGTTTCCAACTACAACAAAGTGGTACCGAAATTGGGAAGATTACCAAGTTAATTGTTAGTACATCCGTCAACGGTTACCTTGGTGAGTTCACCACTGAGATCTCTGGAGTGGAGAACTGGTAATGCCTAAGTGTTATCAACTTATTGGCGTGCCGGGCTCAGGCAAAACCACTTGGATTAGAAACCAAGACTGGATCTTGGGCATGGAGTATGTCAGTACCGACCGCCATGTAGAAGCGTATGCCCAACAACAGGGTAAGACTTACTCAGAAGTGTTCAACGACTACATGCCTCAAGCAGTTGAACTAATGGCCGCAGAAGTTGTTGCTGCCAGGCAAGCGGATCGTGACATCATTTGGGATCAAACCAGCACCACTGTTAAAAGTCGTGCTCGTAAGTTTAACATGCTTCCGGACTACTGGCACGTTGCTGTGGTGTTTGAGGCTCCTGCTAGACTTGAGTTGAAACGTAGGTTGGCCAGTCGCCCTGGCAAAGAAATTCCAGATTCTGTAATAGAAGGAATGTTGGCTAGTTTTGAAATGCCCACCGAGGATGAGGGCTTTAAAGAAATTTGGAGAGTTTAAAATGGCTGGTTACCATGCAATAATGACGCTTCGTCGTCTTGAGAAAGAAGTCAACGACCTGGGATTTATGTTTGCCAATTCCAAGAATGGCTGGGGCAATGACATCAGCGACCGTGTTGCACTCAAGCCCAAGGACGCAGATGCTGTTCCAGTGTATGCTCGTGATGCAGAGATTTTCTGTGGCACCTTGGAAGAACTACAGGTATGGGTGCGTGGAGTACAATGGGCTCGGGAGTATGATACAATGCTGAGGCTCAGTACAGCCGAAAAGCGTGAGCGCAAAGAACAAGACGAGCGTAACCGTCAACTGGCAAATCTGCTAAAGAGCGAGATTGCCTAAAGAACGTTTGGCCTAATCAGCCAATAGTGTGACCCGCACGATGAGAAGTGCTGTGATAAGCAAGGGTGGTTCTAGTCCTACCGAACTAGCGTTAGCAACACGAGAGTTCTCCCTGGTCGGGAAGCGGGTGGAAGGAGTGTGTGATGGTTGAATCTTTAGTGTTTCACTCTACGATTCTTCTTGATACTCTACAATTACCGCCGCAGGGAGAAAGCACTTTTTCTGCTTAAAAAAGTCGCAAAAATAGGCATTGTAAGTCGTTGATTTATAAGTACATTTTGTTGCTAAAAAACAACAAAATCCTGGCAGAAAAAGGTTGACTTTTTCTCGTATTCCTGTATAATAGTGGAATAGTAAGCAAAGCAGTTAAGACAAAACCGCGCAGATGTTGTGTAAAAGCAACATAAAAAATGCAAAAAACGGTTGACAAATTGCTAGAATTTGCTATAATATACACATGTTAAACAAACGCCAGGAGCTAAAAATGGTTCAAGTAAACATTAAAAATGGTACATATCGTAATGCACCCGTTGTTGAAACTTCATTCCCCCTTATCAAAGGCTTCCAAACTGGTGCCAAGGGTGGCTTTGTGACTGTAGACGGTAGTGCCGTTTTTGGTCCCGAGCGCAACAACATCCGCATTAAAGTGGATGGCATTGACAGCTACGAGATTGTTGGTGGCGGTCATGCTACTGACCACGAGACTTCCGTTGTGTCCAAAGAGCCTGTAAAGGCCGAAACTGACGAAGAAGTCATTGAGCGTATCCGTACGCGATTCCAAATACTTGACGAGATGGCACAGGCCGCAGTTGACGGCAACATCCGTGCTATGATTGTCAGCGGCCCTCCGGGTGTGGGCAAGAGCTACAGCGTTGAGCGTATTGTTGAGAAGGCCTGCTTGTTTGACACTATCTCTGGCAAGAAGCTTCGTGCAGAAGTTGTCAAGGGTTCTACTAGTGCCTTGGGCTTGTTCTGCACATTGTACAAGTACAGCGACCCCAATTGCGTGTTGGTGTTTGATGACTGCGACAGCATCTTGCTGGACGACGTTGCTCTTAACTTGCTGAAAGGTGCCCTGGACTCTGGCAAGAAGCGTAAGATTAGCTGGTTGAGTGACAGCCACATGTTGCGTCGTGAAGGAGTGCCAGATCAGTTTGAGTTCAAGGGTAGTGTTATCTTTATCACTAACTTGAAGTTTGACAAGATGAAGAGCCAGAAGCTTCGTGATCACTTGGATGCTCTGCAGTCACGTTGTCACTATCTGGACTTGACCCTGGACACAATGCGTGACAAGGTCTTGCGTATCAAGCAGATTGCCGCAGACGGCGAGTTGTTTAGTGACTACGATTTTGAAGAGTGCGTTCAGGACGAGATCCTGGCGTTCATGGACGAGAACAAGACCAAGCTACGCGAAATGAGTTTGCGTATGGCAATGAAGCTTGCGGATCTGCGTAAGATGAGCCCAATGAAATGGCGGGCTCTAGCAGAGACAACATGTATGGCTCGGGCGTAAGCCCGGACATTTGGTAGGAAAATTTTAGCTCCTTTCTTACCAAGTAACTTTAGCCCGGGTAGGCAACTGCCCGGGTTTTTTTATCTTTGTACTTGCTTAATCCTCTTGAGAAGTGTATAGTGTAACAATGACAGCACATGTTGAAGACATCTTAGAAATCTTAGGCAACCAAGCCCCAGGGCCAAGTGCCGATTTGTCTGTTAAAATCAAACTCAGCCGCATTGACATCAAAGCAGTTGATGGTATGATTGCACAAGGCCAAAGCATGGGCCTAACAGAAAAGCAACGAGGACTAACACTACACCTAATTCAAAAGTATCGTCGACAGCTGGGCGGTGTTGGCGTAGACATTGCACCCACTCTTGCTGACCCACAGTGGCGTACCAGCCTTAGGCAAATACAGCCAGTGCCTAGTACAGTATGGATTGAGAATGACGAGATTAGATTTAAGTTTGGCTACGATGCCAAACTGATTGAACGACTGCACAAGCTAGATCAAAGTGACACGTTTATGGCTGAACTCAAGTACCAAGGCAAAGGCACAAAGACCTGGCATCTTGAACTCAATGCAGAAGGCATCAACCTAGCCTACAGCCTGGCCACAGACAGTAAGTTTACAGCATCAGCAGATCTGCAGACCATCTTTGCAGAGCTAGAACAGCTACATCAACAACAGCTTGAGAGTTATATCTCCTGGGACAATGGTTGGCAGATACACAATGCAGTGGACAGCCAACGTGAGGCCGCTGTGGCTGTATTGGCTTCCACCAATAACATTGACCATCAGCTGATAGATCTGGTACACTTAGGCTTTGATGCAGATGAGTCAGCCAAGCTAAAACTATTAGAAACCTGGCAACCTCGGGAGGCCAGTATAATGATCCATCGTAATTTCTTTATTGAGAACAAAAAGTTTGACACAGGGTCTATCATTGACTTCCTTGATCAGTTGAACACATGGCCGGTGATCATCAACTACGGTTGGTACAGTAAGTTTGAAAAAGACGTACTACCGCAGTTGATACAGGCCTTTGGTCATAGCAACGTTGGTGTAGAAGGCAATTGGCTCAGCAAGAACAAGATCTGGATCTCTAAACAGTTGCCGGATGGCATCTACGACGCTGATGTGCAAGTGCCAATTTTGGTCACATATACTGGACTCATGGGTCAGCACAGCAATAAATATTCTGCCACTCCTTATAAATTTAAGAAAGTACTACATGTTGAGCCACCTCTATGAAATGTAACATCATCATTCGAGACGAAGTTAACGTCAAACTAGAAGGCCTGGACTTGACCACACGCCGAGAACTAGTAAGCAAATACAAGTATGACATCCCTCATGCACGTTACCTGCCTGCGGTTAGGCTGGGACGGTGGGATGGAAAACAGGCCTTCTTCCAATTGGGCGGCAGCAGTTACATTAACCTACTGCCGGGCATCATCGAACACCTAGAGAAACGTGGCTACGACATTGACCTAGATGACCAACGAGAGTACACCACTACCTTTAACTTTGCCAGTGTGTCAGAGGAAACATTTAGACATGTGCTGTGGCCCAAGGGACACGAGCGCAAAGGTCAGCCTATTGTACTGCGTGACTATCAGATTGAGATCATCAACAAGTTCTTGGCCAATCCACAGTGTGTACAAGAGATTGCCACAGGCGCAGGCAAGACATTGATCACTGCCGCGCTTAGCCACAGCATTGAGAAGTATGGGCGCAGTCTTGTTATTGTGCCCAACAAGAGCCTGGTAACGCAGACAGAAGCAGACTACAAAAATCTGGGCCTGGATGTAGGTGTGTACTTTGGTGACCGTAAGGAATACGGACGCACACATACCATCTGCACCTGGCAGAGTCTCAACAACATGCTGAAGAATACCAAAGCGGGAGACGCAGAAGTTTCCATCATGGAGTTCCTTGAGGGTGTAGTGTGTGTTATGATTGACGAGGTACACCAGGCCAAAGCAGAAGTGTTGAAGACCTTGCTGACAGGCGTAATGGGCCAAGTGCCAATTCGGTGGGGCTTGACTGGTACAATTCCCAAAGAGGACTTTGAACGCATTGCCATTGAAGTAAGCATTGGTTCTGTAATACACCGGTTGTCTGCCAGCGAGCTACAGGACCAAGGCGTACTGTCCAGCTGTCATGTCAACATTATACAAATGATAGACCACGTTGAGTACCGCGACTACCAAAGTGAACTTAAATACCTGACCACAACAGTTGGGCGCATGAGTTACTTGGCCAAGGTCATTGAACAGATCAAAGAAACAGGCAACACATTGATCCTGGTGGATCGTGTGGAGTCAGGCAAGCTACTACAGGTTGAACTGAGCTCGTTGTTTAGTCTGTTGTCAGACAAACCCGACGTTGTGTTTGTATCCGGTGCAACTAAGGCTACAGATAGAAAGGATGAATACGATGAAATTGCAACAAGTACTAACAAGATTATCATTGCCACTTATGGCGTTGCCGCTGTTGGTATTAATGTTCCTCGCATTTTCAATCTTGTTCTTCTTGAGCCTGGTAAGAGCTTTGTTCGAGTCATACAGAGTATCGGACGTGGTATTCGCAAAGCGGCGGACAAGGACCATGTCCAAATCTGGGACATCACCAGCACCTGCAAGTTTTCCAAGCGACACCTGACCAAGCGTAAGCAGTTTTACAGGGAAGCTAATTACCCCTTTACAATAGAGAAAAGCGAATGGCAATGAAATTACTACTAGTAGCACTGGAGGACGAGTTTGATCGACCTCACAAATTAAAATTAGGACGAGGATGGGCAGTTGTTTACACAGGCGTTGGCAAGCTAAACGCCATGTATAAAACCCTGGATGCCATTGACGTATACAAACCTGTGCTGGTGGTCAACTACGGAACAGCGGGCGGCATCAATGACGCAGTCATGGGGTTGGTTGAAATCAATCGGGTCTGCCAACGTGACATGAATGCAGAACCCAAAAGTCCACGTGGGCTTACTCCTTTTGAGGACAGCACCATGTACCTGGGCAATGCTATTGCTGGCTATCGTTGCGGCACAGGTGATGGCTTTGTTAGCGCACCAGATCCCTGGCATGACAGCTATTGCGATGTTGTGGACATGGAAGGCTATGCCATTGTGGATGCCTGCACTCGCAAAAAGATTCCTTGGCGCATGTTCAAGTATGTCAGTGACAAGGCTGATGCAGATGGTTTTGAAACTTGGAAAAAGAACATTGCCAACGGGGCGGATGCATTCCTGGCATTAGCCAAGAATATCTCTTGACATTACTCTATAGAAGTCGTAAAATAACAACATGAGAATACTTACCTTAGACAACAATGCATTTGAGATTAACAATCTGCCAGACGAAATAGATGACTTACGTTTCTGTGTGTTTGACAACAGTGACCCAAAGGATCCAGATTATTTCTTTATTCCGCTAATCTTCCTGGAGAGCTTTAACGCACCTGCACTGGTGTTAAAGATAGGCGAGAACCATATCAAGATGCCTGTGGACTGGCAGATGCTGATCGGAGAGCCAGACTTTGGTGACCTAGAGATTGTGCCCATGACCAGTCTCAATGACAGAGACTTCAAGGCCTTTTGCTTTAACCCACTGACCAGCTTTAGGCCAGAGTTCTTAAACATTGAGATCATGGATGTGTTTACAGATCAGAAGTGGTTCTTCCCCAAGTTAAAGAATGGACAGATGTTGTGTGTGCCACTCAATGACGGTGACAAGCCAACCTGTGCATACTTCATCAAAGATGTAACACGCAACAGTGAAGTTGTTGACTACAGCAAAGCATGGTAATGGACAAGCTAAACATTCACAATGAGATGAAGCAGTTTGATCGTAAGAACAGAGACTTCTACGACGAGCTTAACGATGAGGAACGCAAGAAGTTCAGCACATACTTGATGCTGAAATGGGGTGCCAACATTGACAGCAATGACAGTGAACTAGCTGGTTACTATGTCATTGCCATCAACGAGAATGTGAACAAACACTTCTTTGACATCAACCGGCATCCCAAGCTACAATGGCTTAGTTGCACAACAGTTAATCCGCTAAAGGATACACACAGACACTTTTGGATCACACCACGTAAGAAAGAAGGCACTGGCCGTAGTAAAGTGCGAAAGCAAATTATGGAAATGTTGCCAGGACTAAAAACAGATGAAGTTGACTTGCTACTATCTATCAATGACGATGAGGAAATCAACCAATGGCTAGTGACGCACGGGATGACGGACAAGGAAATCAAAGCCTTGTACAAGAAGTAAACGTCTGCAGGTACTGCAACAAGACGTTTTCTCGTGCCACTACATTGGCTGTGCATCTCTGCGAGCCCAAGCGCAGGTTCCAGAACAGAGGCGAGCAGGCAGTGCGCCTAGCACTACAGGCATTCAATAGATTCTTCGAATATCAAAGCGGCCCGGGACGTACCAAATCCTTTGAGGACTTTGAAGCAAGTCCGTACTACATTGGCTTTGTCAAGTTTGGACGCTACATGGTAGATGTTCGCTGTGTAAACACCACAGCGTTTATTAATTTTGTAATAGAAAAGAACAAGAAGCTAGACAACTGGGCCAGTGACCGTACCTATGATGAGTTTCTGGCAGACTGGTGCAAGCGTGAGGACCACTTGGATGCCATACGCCGTAGCATTGAGACAATGCAGGAGTGGGCTGATGCCAACGACAGCGTGTTCAATCACTACTTTAGATATGCCAGTAACTCACGCATACTAATGGACATACGCAGAGGTCGTGTGAGTGCCTGGTGCATCTACTGCGGCCCAACAGGGCAGGAATGGCTGGGCAATCTCAACGCAGATGAGCTGGGACTCATCTTGCCCTATGTAGATCCAGACTGGTGGGGCAACAGGTTTACCACACGCCTGGAACTTAAAACAGAAGTAGAAGACATTCTGGGGCAGGCTGGCCTATGAGCACAGACATTGACCTGGACTTTGGGGACAGACTCCAAGCACTCAAGCATATTCAGCACACACCTGCCAGCATCATGCGTGATGGACAATGGACACGCCACAACAGCGGTGTTTATGTGACTCCTGTGCCTTGTGATCCTGTTACAGGCCTGTGCAGCCTAGACTATGAACAAGCTGATGCTCTGGGCTACTTTAAGCTGGACTTCTTAAACGTGGGAGTTTATCAGCAGGTCACTAGCCCAGAACATCTCACAGAATTGATGGATAGAACACCGCCTTGGCACAGGCTAAAGGAACGTGAGTTTGTAGAACAGGTTATACACATCAATGCCCACTGGGACCTGCTACAGCGTATGCCAGAAGCTGTGGATACCATACCACGTATGGCCATGTTCTTGAGTGTGATTAGACCGGCTAAGAGACATTTAGCGGGTCGAGCGTGGCG